AGAACATGAGTCTATCTTCTATCAGACCGGACGATTAAACGTATATGACCTGCGGTGTGAACTGTTCGAATACAGCTCTGAGAGCGTCGATACCGGGTTCTCTGACATTGACACGATCTCTACTACCAACTCTGCTGACACGCTCGCATATCAGTTCCAGCTTGAAGATGATACGTTTGCATTGATGGAAGATGGTGGATTCTTGTTGCAAGAATTCGAATTAGAGACTACAATATCATCTGCCAACAATACTTTGTTTACACGTGAGTCACTTAACATTATTGACTTCTCAGAAGCAAACCCATTCTCGGAGGTTGATAGGTACTAATGTTCGGTCATCAGTTTTATCATCAGAGTATTCGCAAGTACGTTATCATGTTTGGTAACTTGTTTAACGACATCTCTGTATCACGGTTAGATGCAAATGGCAACACTTTGCAACGTATTGCTGTTCCTATTGCATACGGGCCAAAGCAAAAATACTTGTCTCGGATTACTCAGGATCCTAACTTAGACAGAGAGAAGGCAATTGTCCTTCCTCGTATTGGTTTTGAGATGACTTCAATCTCTTATGCGGGAGAAAGAAAGTTATCATCTACTCAAAGAAATGTACGAGTGACTACTACTGATGGTAAGAAGCTTAACACCCAGTATACTCCCGTTCCTTATGATATCAACTTCCAACTCTCTATCTTCTCTAAGAATGCAGATGATGGAGCTCAGATCTTAGAACAGATTCTTCCGTTCTTTACTCCTGAATGGACTACAACGATTAATGTAATCCCATCGATGGGAATTAAGATGGACATACCTACAGTCCTTCAGAATGTGTCGATGGAAGATACGTACGAGGGTGACTTCGAGACAAGAAGAGCTATCGTACACAACTTATACTTCATGGTCAAGGGTTACATATACGGTCCTGTATCGAACACAGGAACAATCAACAGATCTATTGTTCTCTTACACGATGGACTAGATAATAATACAAGAACAGCTGTAGTAACAATGCAACCTGGTCTTTTAGCTAACGGATCACCTACAACAAATGTAAATGCGACTGTTTCGAAAGACTCTATCTTTGCTAACAATGACTACGGATTCGCATCGACGTTAAATGAGTACGACGATGGTTTAGTATTTGATCCAACAACAGGTGACTATGATGACTAGGTTTGAGAAGTCTATAAGTGGTGTATTGAACATCCCGGAGGTATCCACCGATCCCGGCAACAAGCCTATTATAGACGTAAGCCCACAAAAAGACAACAGCGATTATGAGTATGCAAGAGGAAATCTGTATCAAGTAATCGAATCAGGTCATGATGCTTTAACTAATATGTTAGAGATTGCAAAGGCATCAGAGCACCCACGTGCATTTGAGGTTGTCAACCAGCTAATGAAAACAATGGCTGATGCACAGAAAGACTTACTTGAATTGAAGAAACGTCAAAAGGATCTTGTTGAACCAGAACAACAACAAGGACCGACGACTGTTAATAATGCCTTGTTTGTGGGATCAACAGCTGAGCTCCAGCAGTTGATAAATGGAAAAAATGAAGACTGAAACATACAATGGTAACGCCTCTCTTAAAAGGAAGGGTGTATCAATAGCTTGGACAGAAGAAAGTGTTCAAGAATTCATCAAATGCTCAAAAGATCCCATCTACTTTACTGAGAAGTATATCCAAATAGTTCATGTAGACCGTGGACTTATTCCTATTGAATTGTACTCTTACCAAAAAGAAATCATAGAAAAGATTACACACAATCGTAGATGTGCTGTTGTTACCTCAAGACAGGCTGGTAAGACAACTACAGCTGTTTCTGTTATCCTCCATTACGTGTTATTTAACAGTCATAAAACTGTTGCCCTTTTAGCGAATAAAGGGGATGCTGCTCGAGAAATCTTAGACCGTATCAAGATTGCATACGAAGCATTACCTAAGTGGTTACAACAAGGTGTTGTTGAATGGAATAAAGGTTCCGTTGAATTTGAGAACGGATCTAAGATTATAGCTGCAGCAACATCGTCTTCTGCAATTCGTGGTAAGTCAGTCTCATTCCTATACATTGACGAGACCGCATTCGTAGAGAACTGGGATGAGTTCTTTGCTTCTGTATTCCCGACCGTATCATCTGGTGAGACTACTAAGATCCTGTTAACATCTACTCCGAATGGTTTGAATCATTACTACAAGACTTGTGTTGGTGCTAAAGAAGGGACCAACGGATATGAGTTTGTAGAGGTTCATTGGAAGGATGTTCCTGGCCGTGGAGAGAAGTGGAGGAATGAAGCTCTTGCTGCAATGGACTTTGACTACCAGAAGTTTGCACAAGAGTATGAATGTGAGTTTCAAGGATCATCTGGTACTCTTATTGATGGATCAAAGCTCAAGCAGCTGACTCCAATCAAACCAATGATCGACCATCAGGGGATCACACAATACGAAGAACCTGTAGAAGGTCATACGTATGTTGCTGTTGTTGACGTTTCACGTGGTAAAGGATTGGACTACAGTGCATTCCAGATCATAGATGTGACCGAGATGCCATACAAACAAGTGTTGACTTACCACAACAATTTAATTACACCTGTAGAATATACTGAAACGATATATAGAACATGCAAACACTACAATGAGTGTTTTGCACTGATTGAAATTAACGACATTGGCGAACAAGTATCTGACCTTTTGCATTTCGATTACGAGTATGAAAATATTCTACACACTGAATCAGCAGGTCGAGCTGGTAAAAGAATTTCTGGTGGATTTGGTAGATCTACAGACAAGGGAATACGAACAACTAAGACAGTTAAAAGTGTCGGGTGTAGTATCCTCAAGCTACTAGTAGAACAAGATCAGCTGATTATAAAAGATTTTAATACGATCAATGAACTTTCTACATTCTCCAGAAAGGGGTCTTCTTACGAAGCAGAGTCTGGAAACCATGATGATCTCGTTATGTGTTTAGTACTTTTTGCTTGGCTTACAGAACAAACATACTTTAAAGAAATGACTGACATCAATACTCTAGCTAAACTTCGAGAACGAAGTGAGGAAGAGATGATGGAAGATTTACTTCCTTTTGGGATCTTCGACGATGGACAAGATGAATCTATTGTCGATGAAGAAGGAACTATATGGAGACCTAAGCACGTTCACAACGGCGGATGGTATACTGAAGAGCCAGGTGTGCAGGATTTCTAGCAAATCCTCTTTTTTATAAATAAGTCAAAGATCCAAAGTCCTAAAAGGAGAAAAAGTAATGGCTTTTCAAGTTTCACCTGGAGTAAACGTAAGTGAGATCGATCTTACTACCGTTGTACCTTCAGTGTCTACTACTGCCGGCGGCTTTGTCGGTAACTTCCGTTGGGGACCTGTAGAGCAAAGAGTATTGGTAAGCTCTTCAGATGTCTTAGAACAGACTTACACTGCACCTTCTGCAGATCATGCTAACAACGCGGCTGATTTCTTATGTGCGTCTAACTTCCTGTCCTATGCCAACCAACTTAACACAATTCGTGTTGTAGATGTTACTACAGCATTCAACGCTGTTGCAAACACAGACGGAACATCATTGGCTAACACATCTTTGTTAGTTAAGAACGATGACGATTATGAAGAGAATTTTGGTGGTGGCCAAACTAGAGCTGGTGTCTTCTATGCTAAGTTCCCTGGCTCAATTGGTAACTCACTCAAAGTATCAATCTGTCCATCAGAGAGTGCATATGAAGCTGGATTAACAGCTAACATTTCAATTACGACTGGCAGCGCTTCTATGAATGTTCATAGTAACCCAAGCCTTGCAAACACAGTCCTTGTTGGTGACTCACTGTTGATCGGCCCAGATAAGGTTGAAAGAAAAGTAACAGCTGTCGGAGCTAACACAATTACTCTTGACACAGCTTACACTGGAAACACAATCCTTAACGGTCCTGGTAACCTAACTCGTCGTTGGGAATACTTCAGAAATGTTGACCGTAAGCCTGGTACTTCTGCTTATGCAAATGGCCAATCAGGAACAGCTGACGAAATCCATGTTGTCGTAGTCGATGAAGATGGAGATATCACAGGAAATCCAAATTCAGTATTGGAAGTATTCCCAAGCTTGTCTAAGGCAAAAGATGCCAAAGGACCACAAGGTGGAAGCATCTACTACAAGGATTACATCAACCAAAACTCAAGCTGGGTTAAGTGGAATGCTCATGCGTCTGGTCTTACTAATGCAGGATCAAATGCTAAGGATACAACATTCGGTACTCCTTCACTTCCAATCAACGGCAACTTCGTAAACGGTGCTGATGGTGATACAGCAAGAACAGCTGATTTCATCAAAGGCTACAACTTGCTGAAGAACAAAGATGAAGTGGATATTTCATTGTTGCCAGCTGGTGCTGCAGATCAAACTAGGATCTTGCACTTGATTAACGAAATTGCAGAAGTCCGCAAGGATTGTATTGTCACAATCTCACCAGAAAGAGCAGACGTTGTAAACAACTCAAGCTACTCTGGAGCAGAAGTAGATGACATTGTTGCATTCAGAAATACTCTTCCTTCTTCTTCATTCGCAGTAATGGATTCAGGTTGGAAGTATCAGTACGACAAGTACAACGATGTATACAGATATGTTCCTCTCAATGGTGACACTGCTGGTCTTATGGTCAGAACAGACAACCAAAGAGATCCATGGTTCTCACCAGCTGGATTCAACAGAGGAAATGTTAAGAACGTTGTTAAGCTTGCATTCAATCCAAACAAGGCTGAAAGAGATGTTCTCTATCAAGCAGGAGTCAACCCAGTAGTATCATTCCCAGGTCAGGGAACAGTACTGTTTGGTGACAAGACAATGTTAGCAAACCCAAGTGCATTCGATAGAATC